CTAAATCTTGCACTGTCTGACCCTAAATCTAAAGCACCATCTGAGTTATTACCAGCTCCGTCCTTGGAACAATAAGAGCGGATGTAGCATCAAAAGAACCACCCCCAAGCCCTGCACCCTCATAGGTAGGATTGCGTGGGTCAAAGATTATTTGGGACACAACTCCTGAAACCGATTGTATCGACCCGACCCTCTCGCCACCTTGCCTAAGCAAAATTATATCACCATCGTCTGATGCTCTATTTGCATTGATTGGGGCTTCACTGCTTCTTGATATAATGATGCCATTAGCTTGTGACATAGCAATGCCAGTATCAGAATTAGAAACTCCTGGAACAGTATTAGTAGTCCCCACCAGCACATTCTCACTCGCATCAATAGTCATAGCCGTAGCGTTAGCCGCACTGCTATCAATACGGTTAATGCTATCAGCTATGTCTCTTGATTTAGTCATTAGATTGTCTCTTGATTATCCATAAAGGTTTCATACGCTGTCTTGACTTCACTCGTCCACACGGCGTTACACACGGCCTGTACCGATGCGTCCTCACCAGAGATGTCTGTGTCACCCCAAGTGTCGCCTGTCTTTGTGCGGCAATGCAGAACGTGTCTGTGATAGGTGCGGCTGATTTCCTCACCGTTATCCTTCACGATTGTTGCCTTGCGAACTTGGACGTTCTTGTGTTCGCCCCGTATTTCGCAGTCATATTCAAATTCTTTAGTTAAACTCATTTTAGTCTCCTATGTTATCGTGGCGAGATTGCCACCTGTCCGACCCGACTTCCAGACGGGTTAATTGTTATACCCAATATGTAACTGAGCCAATCAAATAGTCGCTTGAAGCATTTGCATTTGATAAAGCACTTGCCCCTCCATCATCCATTGCGTAAAAATCAATTCGGTCTTGGTTTTGCACCACATATGCTGTTATAGCTCCTGCCGCATTAGTAGGCACACTAAAATATGTGACCGCCCCACCTCTGTAAGCCCCTGCTGTTACATTAGGCACTGTAAAAGGTAAGCCACTCACTCGTATTTGGTTACCTGCGTTTGTGCCACTAAACTGCATCCAAAACCAAGCAGTCACCATATTCCCCACTTTAGTGTAACTGCCATTTTGATATGAGTTTGTGTACGAAACACTTGTCCAACCTTGCGCTACAACAGGTGTCCAAGTCCCCTCCTCATAATCGTCCAGATAGTTTGTTGAACCTGTGCCGCCAATGTATGCACCGCCGCCGAGATAAATATCATTAAATCTATCTGATGGACCGCCAAGGTCAATGGCATTGTCACGGTCTGCACCGTTTGCATCGCAAGGATGGATTTGGTTTGAAGCAGGGTCAAAACGCAACCCAACATCTAATGTTGTTGAGGAAGATGTGCCAATGAACAGTGATTTTTCGCTTGGACTATCGCTACTGGTAACCCCAATCGACCCGACAGTTGTGCCGTCTTTGTAAAAGCCAGAAATTAAACCATCACTACCAGTGCGATTAAAGGCTGTAACCCCACCACTGGAAGTTGGAGAACCCGTAGCCCATAATGCCCAACCATTTGAATCAAGAGCCGCACTCGCCTCAATACCATCTGTTCCAAATGAACTAGATGATTTGCCTATAAATACGTCTCCGTCAGATTGGATACGCATGCGTTCTGAGCCAGATGTCGTAAATGCTAACGTATTACTAGCAGGGGCGTGAACAGTTGTTTGGTCGGAAGTGTTTGTAAAATGTAGCTTATTGGTCGAAAGTATTTTAATGTCACCACTTACAGTAATTTTTTCGTCAGGCGAAACAGTCCCCACCCCAACCCGATTATTCGTGCTGTCAACATACAGTGTATCTGTATCTACAGTTAGGTCAGTAGTTATTGTTGCACTGTGAGCAGTCAACGCCTGTGCTGCAGGGTGACTTGCAGATAACTGTATAGGTCCACGATTCACCACATAGATATTATCTGTACCCGATACAGGGGCGGCTGTGAATGTAAGTGTTGTTCCGTCTACAGTGTACGCTGTTGTTGGTTCTTGGCGTATGTTCTCTACAAACACATCAACAGTATTTGTCGTTGCACCTTCGGACAAAGTAAATGCCGTAGTAGAACCATTGCCACTAAAGGTATCTTTCGATACCGATGTGGTAAAGTTTCCGTCAGCGTTTTGTCCTATGTATGCCATTAATTAAACTGGTCCCTGTTGGTTTTGTTCTGATGCTGTAACTATAATATCATTATCATAGGCATAAGTAACAATAGCTTCACGAGTAGCTGGAACTTGTATTTGATTGTCCAAACAATACTTAACTACAATATCTACTATTTCATCAACAGCAAGACGACAACGGTTTGTAACCGCATTATCCACCCATTCTTGTGGGTCTGTTGAAACGTATTGCAGTCCTTTATACTCAGTATCTGTTATTTCTATTGTAATTGTTTGTGTCATTTTAAATCCCTTATCCTACTAAAAAACCACCAAAACCGTTTTGACCACCAGTGTTTACGCCTACAGAGCCTGCTCGAACTTCTGCTGTAACTGCATCATTAGCAGCAAGACTTATTGTTAATCCTAAAGCTGCATGAACATATGATGATGAAACAGTGCCGTCATACCAACTAGCTTTTCCAGTTCCATTAACTTCAATACTCACCCAAAAAAAACCACTTCCATTTGTACTTTGACCGTGAAGTGTAAAATGATAAACACCTGCAACAGGGGCAGTAAATGTTCCTGTGGTATTGTTCCAGTGATTACCTACATTGGCAAACACATTACCACCCTTAAAGATGGATGAATCTGTTGTATTTTCCATATGAAAAGATGGTTGATACGGCATAGTTACACGCCCACTGCTGTCGATACGCATGCGTTCTGAGGGTGTTGTAGAACCCGATGGAGAGGTTCTAAATCCTATATACCCGCCATCAGCACCTGTTGTAGTTTGTTCTATGTGTATTGAGCCTAAAGCACCACGACTACTTGAACCAGTAAACCTTCCACCAGCAGTTGCTACATCAATAGATTGCGTTGAATTAACTTGCCCATTTGTATCTACAGAAAAATGACCGCCAGACGAAAAAGCAACAAACTTACCATAAGTATTTGGACTTGCAGTACCCACTCCAACTGCATTATTTGTGGCATCAATAGTCAGGGTATCACTATCTAAATTAAAACCAGTTGCGTCTATAGCGTCTGATGTAATCTTGCTGATTGCCATTAGGTAATCTCCAGAATAGACAATGCAACATCACCAGAGGATGCTGTGTTTGTTGTTACCTTTAATACATCATCTGCTTCCATCACAACCTTTTGGTCGCCACCTACAACAACCAAGGCACTGCCTACTGGAACTGGAGCAGCTTTCACCAAATAAATATTGTCACCATCATTGTTCTCTAACTGGACATCAACAGTAATCTGTGATGCAACAATGTTAGAAATAGATAGTCCGATGATAGTAGTCTGTGTAGCAGCAGGACAGGTATAAATAGTAGCAGGGCTTGTGCCTACAGCTGTATCTGTTTTTATTTTAAATGAGTTAGCCATAGCTTATTATACTCCAAAAGTTATCCCAATGCAATGGCAAATGCTACGGCTGCAGCGTTTGCATTAGATATTGATGTAGCCATTGTAGCTGATAGTGTAGGGACTAAAGCAGATACCGCAGCTATCTGTGTGTTACTATTATCAATACTAGTTGCCATTGTAGCTGATAGGGCAGGAACTAATGCCGATACTGCCGCTATTCTAGTTTCAAGTGTAGCTGATGTTGATGCACTAGCTGCTGCAAGAGCAATAGTATTTACTGATGCAATAGCATCTAAATTAGTTTGTGTCAATACTGATACTGCAGCAATCGCTGTATTACTGTTACTAATACTAGTAGCCATAGTAGCTGACACTGCAGCAAGCTCTGCATCTGTAGGAACACCTGATGTTGATATAACACGGTCTCCTGTAATATTAATACCACTACCTGCTGTGTAAGCAAGAGAATTACTAAACTGAACAAAAGAAATATTAGTAGTACCAAATGTAATAGATGTAGTTGTATTACATACGTAAGACTCTCCTGCGCCTGTAGCACCTTCTTGAACAAAGAAATAAGAACCTTCGTCTAGTGTAGTTTCATCTTTATTACCTGTTGTATCTGTATCATCAGAGCGTGTCAATACCCAGTTTGTACTTGGAGAACCTTACATCAGTAACAACATAAACACCATTCTGTGTAGCATCAACTTGTTCGTATATAAGAATACGGTCAGCAGAGTTAGCAGTAACACTGTCAACAATAAGAATAGCTTGAGTACCTGCATTAGTTAAGGTAGCACCTACACCTGCTGTTCCATTATCATAAGTAGCCGATACTGCTCCAGGTTGTTCAAGACGTACTGGTTCGTGATAGTGAATACCAGAGGCAACAAGATTATCTACATATTGTTTAGTAGCTGCATTAAGGTCAGCCGTAGGGTTTGCATTAAGTGTTAAGACTACCTGTAAGTGTACCACCAGTTAAAGGTAAATGATTACTAATACTAGTTGCCATAGTCGCAGACAATGCAGCAATTAAAGCATCACGATTACTAATACTTGTAGCCATAGTCGCAGACAGTGTAGCAATCGCTGTATTACTGTTACTAATACTTGTTGCCATAGTAGCACTAACAGCAGCTATTTGAGATTGTAATGAAGCAGATGTACCAGCACTAGCAGCTGCCAATGCGATTGTATTGACAGAGGATATAGCATCTAAGTTTGTTTGGGTAAGGACGGATACTGCAGCAATACGGGTCTCCGCAGCAGCAGATACATTAGCAATGCTGGTAGCCATTGTAGCACTAACATCACGTATGTGTGTTTCTAATGCAACAGATACATTAGATATAGAAGTAGCCATCGTATTACTTACAGTAGCAATACGTGTTTCATTTGTAGTAATGCTGGTTTTATTTATTGCGGTTAGTACAGATACCGCAGCAATCCGAGACTCTAAAGTAGCGGATGTACCAGCAAAGGTAGAGGATACCCCTGCAATACGAGTTTCTAATGTAGCAGATACATTAGCAATACTTGTAGCTAGTGTAGCAGAAAGTGTAGCAACTGTAGAAGATGTAGCAACAGACTCACCGCCAACCAATATATTTGTGGCATCTACTGTTGTTGCACTTATTGTGCCAGCACTAACAGTTGTAGCAAATAAATTACCAGTTCTAAGACTACTTACACTTACATCTTGGAATGTAAGAGTATTAGCAGTTAGACTATCTGTTGTAATATTCGTAGCAGATATATCTACAGCATTTAATGCAGATACGTCAATACCATCTACAGAGAAGCTAGGAGCAGAAACAGTACCTGTTACAGCTAAGTTACCTGCTATCTTTGCTTCTGACTGAGAAAGTTGGAGGGCTGTGTTAACTCCATTACCATCTTGAATACTTCTTAGTGTACCATCAATACCTGCATTATCAACACTTGTATTTACCTTCAACAAGTCTTTATAAGTATTTGCAATCTTCTTACCTGTAAATGTACTCATTAAACTGTATTCCAATACTTATCAAGAATGTCCCACTGATAGATAGTGGTGTGTATCTGGTCTGCATCTTCCCAATTTACATTACGGTCAAAGTTCGGGTCAGGTCTTGCATTCATTACGACATGACTATTATCACGTAAGTCAGGGGATTTATTCTGCGGATGTATTATCCTATCGTAAGCCCCATCCCAATCAGTAGGGCATACCCACAAATCAAAACTGTTTTTACGTAGCTTAGTCCTTGGAAAGGAAAAACCACATATGTCACACTCAGCCTTTGTATACTTGCCACGAGCCATCTAATCACTTGGAAGCCACGAAGAAACAGCAACTGCCGAAACAAGTGCTGGTCTTAATGGTCTTGCATCCTTTATGTTTTCATCATCTTTAACAGATGCTATTCTATTCTGAGGATGATTGTTAAGGTCATACCTGCCTTCGTAATCTGCAGGACATACCATCATCCCGTAACTATTCTTTTTTAGCTCACGAAGTTCGTAACGGAATCCACAAATATCACAAAGACCTAGTGTTCTTCTCGCCATTATACATAGTTCAAACGAGGTGTGATGTGCATACTAGCACGTTCTTTATCTTCTTCTTGCGCCCTCATTAGCCTTTCTTCGTACTCTTGTTTCAACATCTGGATACGACCTGCTTCAACACCTGGACGTTTCATAGACATGAAGTAAGCTGTACCAGCAGCAAGGCAAGGAAGGAATCTACGAGATACGTCAGCAGTTTGAGAGGAGCGTGTCACATCTTGGATGTATTTCATTGTCTCAAACTTAATAACGTCTGTGCTGTTCTCAGGGACAGGCCAAAGGAATGCAACAGACTTATCACGCTCACGTCTTACAGAGTATTGAGTAGGACGACCTGTCTGACCTTTACGAGGAATCTTCAGATACTCTTCCATACTGATACGCTCAAGCTGAAGGTCAATGTTGTTTCTATTTACAACAGCTTCAAGGACATCAATATTCTCTACGCCAAGGTCATAGCTAGTAACACTAGTTGTAACTGTAACAGCCGTAGTACCGATTGTCCATAGCTGGATGCCACGGTTCTGCCAATCTTGAAGAAGAAGGTTGATAGACCTACGTGCAGAGCGAGGCTCTTCACCAAGAGTAGCCTCACCACCAATCATCTCCATAGCTTCTTGGATTACTTCATCAATGTCCATAGAAAAACTATATGTTCCTGATGTAGCCATTTATGGTCTCCTTGCTCTTTGTTTCTTTGTCCTTCTCTTCTTTTTCTTTTGAGGAGGTCGTGTTATTTGTTTACCTACAGAACTTCTTGATATAGTCATAGTTATCCTAATTTAACATATATTGATATTGCTAATATTACAACGCCTATAATAGCAACAACTATACCAGCTGTTTGAAAGTTGTCTATCATTTCTTGACGTTTCTGTTTTTCCAATCTGACTCTTTCTTTCTCAGCTTCCTTTTCCTCTTGGATACGTTTGGCTCTTTCGTTAATAATTTCTTGCCAAGTTCCAAATCCAAATCTAGCATCAACAAGTTGTCTCATTTCATCCATACTTTCTTGAGCTAGTTTTGCATCAATAACACTTGTTGCTACATCTTTAGTCTGACCTATTATAGATTTATCACCAAACCTATCTTTCTGAATTTGTTTCTCACCTTGAAATAATCCATCAATAGCTCCAGCAATATCTTTAATGTCGTTTGCAGTTTGTATATTAGATTTAATAAAGTCAACAGACTTTTGTACTAATGCAATACCTGCCAATCCTGTACTGATAGGGTCCACGTAATCATTATCCTCTCTCTATAGTTGATTACCATTTAACTTTGTGACTCCAATACTTTGCACTTAACTTTGATGTAGGCTTACCTTGTGCATTATGTCGTGCATAGTAAGAACGCTTACGTGCTTTATCTTTTGCAGTTGTTGGATTCTTGCCAGCACCCTTAACTCCCTGCTGACCAAANCTAATTAATTTAACTTTATCTCCTTCTTTAGCCACAACAACGTGAGACTTCTTAGGATGATTAGGAGTACGCTTTGGTTTGTTATAACCACTTACTCCTGCTCTTGCTAATCTTGGGTCTTTCTTTTTTGTAGTTCTAGCCATTAGTATATCCTGTTATGTGGTGCTTTACCATATTTACGTTTCTTACCAATCTTACCACCTTTTT